GCAGCTCGTTCTGTATTGGAAGACCCAGTTATTCAAGAAGCATTTGAAAATCTGGAAGAACATTATAATGAAAAGTGGGTAAATTCAGAAGTAGAGGACTCAATTACCAGGGAGAGAGTATTTTTATCTCTCCGTGCATTGAGCGACCTTAAAACTGAATTAGAATCCATGATTAACTCAGGAGATGTAAATCTTATAGCAAGGAATGGTTAATCATATGGTTCTCAGGTGACTGAGGAAAACTATTTGATAGAGAAATATTATGGCAGAAGAACAGCAAGCCAATAGCTCCCTTTTAAGTGGGGGGTCTGACTTGGATGTAGCAGCACAACAATGGGAGAAAGAACTGACCTCCGAAGGTGGCGAGGAATTGCCGACAGACGAAGATAATCAGTTAACCCAAGAAGAACCTGAAGAACTTGAAGCAGGTTCAGAAGAGGAAGAAGCCGAAGATGAGGAATATGAGACTGAAGAGGAAGAGGAGCTAGAGGAAAATGTATATGAAGTAAAATCGGATGGACAAACTCATAAGGTTACACTTCAGGAACTGAAAGACTCCTTCTCAAAAGGTCAAAATTATACTCGTAAGTCTCAAGCACTCTCAGAAGAACGAGGGAAACTTGAGAATGCACAGGCAGAAGCTAGACAAGCTAGAGATCAAGCGATCCATGCCCTAGAACAAGCCCAGCAGCAAAATCCTCAAAATACGCCTGAAAAGACTGATGAGTATTGGGCAGACCTTAAAAAAACGGACCAATTACGGTATCTTGTTGAGAGAGAGGAGTTTAACCAATCCCTCAGAGATCATGCGGAAAAAAATCAGCAGCTTCAAAAACTGAAAACTGAAAAAGAAGCAGATCGTCAACAAGAACTTGAAAAGATAGTTGAAAGTGAAAGAGAAAAACTCTTGGAATTAATCCCAGAGTGGAGCGACAGTAAACTTGCCAGTAAAGAGAAAAAACTTGTAGTAGAATTTGGACTGAAACAAGGCTTTACAGAAACAGAACTAGATCAAGCCTATGACAGCCGTGCCGTTGCAACAATGAGAAAAGCGGCACTATGGGATCAGCTACAGGATAAGAAAAAAGGGATCAAGCCTGTCAAACGCACTTCAATGAAGCCTGGTTCAAAATCTGGGGACCCAAAGAAAATGAGTAAGGGTAAGGCGATGGAAAGACTGAAAAAATCTGGTCGAGTTGAAGACGCGGCTGGTGTATTTTTTAATATGATTCGTTCTTAATAAACTCAAAACCTTAATTATAACAGGTACTTATGGCAATTGTTACAAACACCTTCCAATCTTACCAAAGTATTGGTACTAGGGAGGATTTATCAAATACTATTTATAATATATCACCATCGGATACTCCGTTTATGTCGATGGTTGGTCGTGGTAAAGCTAAAAATACTTTACATGAATGGCAAACGGATTCACTCGCTTCCGTGGCAGCCAATGCCCAAATTGAGGGGGATGAATATGCTTTCGCAGCAGTATCTCCTACTGTAAGACATGGTAACTACACCCAAATCTCAACAAAGACTGTTATTGTTGCTGGCACACAGCAAGCCGTAGACAATGCTGGTCGGGATTCAGAAATGGCTTATCAGCTTGCCAAAAACTCTAAGGCCCTCAAAAGGGACATGGAGTCTGCACTTACAGGTAAAGTTGCAAAAGCAGTTGGTGCAACTGGAACAGCCAGAAAACTTGGTGGCTATGAAACATGGATCAAGACTAACTCCTCAAGAGGTAGTGGATCACCAGCAGGTGCAGACCCAGCCTCCTATGGAGCAGCCCCAACAGATGCACAGAATAAGCGTGATCTTACAGAAGCACTTTTAAAGACTGTGATTCAGTCCTGCTATACTAATGGAGGAGAACCCTCTGTAATTATGGTGGGTCCTGTGAACAAAGGAAAAATCTCTGGATTTACAGGCCGTGCATCTGCCAGGCAGATGATAAATGAAACTAAAATTCAGGCAGCTGCTGATCTCTATAGTTCTGACTTTGGAGATTTGAAAGTAATCCCTAACAGGTTCTCAAGAGAGCAAACTTGTTATGTGATTGATCCTGAGTTTTGGAAAGTTGCTTATTTGCGTGATTTCAAGCAAGAAGAAGTTGCAAAAACAGGTGATGCAATCAAACGTGCCCTTTTAGTGGAATACACTTTGGTGGCAGCTAATGACGGCTCATCGGGAGTTGTTGCAGATTGTAACATTACTTAATGTCATCTAAACAAAGGTTAATCGACTGGTCTGCGAATAGTACTCAGTATTGTTCGTATGACCAGCACGATAAGACATTCACAATTGAAACAAGGGAGGATGTAGAGCCACTGATTAAAGTCGCTCACGATATGTCTTCCCTTCAACCAAACAAGGAATTGCGCCATTCAGCTATAATTCCTAAGTTTGTACTAGATCAAAGTTTAAGG